AGGATAAAGAAACAGCTGGAGATTTGTCCTCCCGCCTATATGTGTAAGGGGCCTAACCGTGAGAACTTCGTCAGTACCGGTCACAAGTGCGGTTACTGCAAGGGCAACGGCTGGTTCTGGGGAACGGAAGAGGGCAGCCGCGAGGACGTGCAGGTGCCCTGCCCGGTGTGTGGCGGTAGCGGTGAGCTGGATGCGATTATAACAGTGGACTGGAAACCTTCAAACAAGTGAGCCATGAGAAAGGAATATTACAACTACGTTGTGAAGCTGCCCGTTCTGCTTCATGAACTGTTCCGCGGGAAAGTTGCCGACTATCATTTTTCCGACATGACGGTAGTGATGAACCACCTGGTAAAGTCCTATATCCGCATGATGGACGGTGGCAGGGTTTCTACTGCCACCCGGCGTATCCTTCTCTGCATGGACCGTATTCCGGACATGTCGTTCTTCTTCCGCCGCCAGGAGAAGGCGGTGCTGTTCTTCGAGATGGATCCGGCCGTTGCCGACAGCCTACAGCGTGCCATCGTTTCCGGGGGCTGGGGCAACCGCCAGCGTCTTGCCGTCCGCCTGGTATGCGCCTTCTGCTGCGGTGCCGGTGTGACGTTGAACAACCTTTCGATGGAGCTTGCCGCCGGAGAGGTGTTCCGCTGTCCGGAAGGTTATCTCATACATACCTACGTGAGCAACTACCAGTACGTGTTCCTGAAGGAGACGGCCGCCGCCCAGCGCATGAGCGTGGAGGGTATGCTGACGGCTGCCGCCGAGCTGCTGGTGGGGACGGATGACGACGGTGCCGGTTATCATATCCCGGAGAACCTTGGCCGTATCGCTGACAGCGTGCTCGGGATAAAGGGCAGCACGCTGAAGGACTTCCGTCGGCAGTGTCTGGTGAGTATCCGCACGAACACCATCGGTCCGGACCGTATCGCCGCCTTCATGGAGAGGCATGGCATCTCCTCCGCCCGTGAGTTCCTGCGCCGTGTGGTCCTCTTCTTTCTGGAGGCACGGTACCTCATTTACCGCAAAGAAATAGAACTCGGGGAGAACGACCTGTCGGAGGAGGACGAGCCGGACTGGGAGGAGACGATGTACCGGCAGTACGAGAAAAAGGATTTTGCGATTTCGATATATAATTATTAACCATTAAAATTTAACTGAAATGATTACAGAAAAACAGAAAGAGGCAGTAAAGGAACTCTGCCAATACGTGGATAACTTTTGTAAGGAAAATAATCTTAGTGCCTTTATGAGCGTTGCGGCAAGTGAGGACCAACCGGACGGGCTTGAGCAGATAGCCGGCTCAATCATTACCGGCAAGCCTGAACATATTGTCGGCTCTATTTCCGGGGTTGTCAAAGCGAATAAGAATGTCTATATGCTGCTTTCCGTGGGGCTTATGCAGGCCTATACGAGAAAGGCTGACATTAATACTATTCCGTTCGGTGAAAATTTGAATATGAACTGATGAATGACTATAAATGAACACGAGTGAGAACCTGCACCAGCTCGGCCTTCCGATAGAGAGGTTGAGCAGCGTCCTTCTGAACTGGACGTGTTTTGAGCCGCGTCGTCAGATGCTAATCAGTGCCTCCACAAAGACGGAGGGCTGGGCGATTGTCGAGACGCGGGATTCGCAACTGGCCGCCGCCATCCTGAGGGATGTCCCGGAGGCACGTTTGAGAGAACTTGAGAAACCTGTAGTTACAATAGCGTTATGAGTAATATATTCAAAAAATTCGAAGGTCTGAAAGTTCGTGTTCAGATCACGAACAGTATCGGGCTTCCGGTTGACCGCCAAGGTTACGTGGAGGTTGAGGAGAATTGGGCTTATCTTTACGAGAAAGGCCAGAAGGGAAACAGATATATTTTAGCAATCAACACCAACAGGAACAGCGTGGTGTCGGTTGAAGTGATTAATTTGTAAGAATAAAGTATGGAATATAAACACTATAAAATAACAATTAAAGAGGCTGGATTGGAAAAGCCAATTGAAACTGAATATCATGGAATTATCGACAATAAAGGGCTTATTGCTTACTATGGATTGAATAATTCTGATGTAGAATGGTATGAAATAGATGAAATTGTCGAATGAATCAAAACAAGTATAGTAATGAGCATATTTGAACTTTTTACCCGATATAAGTGCACAAAAGATGAAAAAGAACGCCTTCTTGATTACTTATGTGCTATTAGGATAAAGAGAATCATAAAAGAAATTGATAGTCTCCATAAAAGAACGACATAACCATGCAGATAGACATCAACACCCGTAAACAGCTAAACAAGCCCGAGAATTATTCGGCGTTTTACAGCCTTTTGAACCGCCTTCCGACATCGGATCGTGACGCACTGAAGGAAAGCATCGTTTCCCAGTACACGGACGGCCGCACCACGAGCCTGCGCGAGATGACGCTGAAGGAATACAGCGCTGCCGTGGCCGGGATACGCAAGCTGGTGCCGCCCACTTACCGTGAGGAGCTCCGGAAGATTCTCCGTCAGAAGCGTTCGGCGGTGCTTCACCAGATGCAGCTGCTGGGCATTGATACGGCCGACTGGGACCGGATGAACGCCTTCTGCCGGGACAGCCGTATCACTGGCATGGAGTTCCGTGAACTTGACTGCGAGGCGCTGGATGCGTTGCAGGTGAAGCTGCGCGCCATTCGCCGCAAACGTGAGAATAAACAACAGTAACAACCATTTAATTTTTTAGTTATGGACTTGAAAGAACAATTAAAAAGCCTGTCCGCCCAGGACAGAAAGGAGCTTTTGAAACAGCTCCAGCAGGAAGAGAAGGAAAACAAGCGCAACCGTCGCGATGCCTACGAAGGGCTTCGTGCGCAGTTCATGCTTGAAGTGAAGAACAAGCTGTTTCCAGTTGTGGATGACGTGAAAGCCTTCCGTGACTGGGTGGAGAAGGAAGCCGCCTCTTTCCGCGACCTGATGCGTGACTATGGCCAGCTCCGCAAGGATGACCAGGCGAGTTTCACCATCGTGGACGGTGACATGAAGCTGGAAGTGAGGAGTAACAAGGTGAAGAGTTTCGACGAGCGTGCCAATCTCGCCGCCGAGCGTCTGGTGGATTACCTGAAGCGTTACGCCATGAGCCGGGAGCTCGGTACCGACGATCCGATGTACCAACTTGGCATGACCATGATCGAGCGTAACCGCCAGGGTGATCTGGACTACAAGTCGGTGAGCAAGCTGTACGAGCTTGAGGACCGTTTCGACAGTGAGTACACGGAGATCATGGACCTCTTTCGTGAGAGCAATGTGGTGTATAAGACTGCGGTGAACTACTATTTCCACAAGCGTGACGAGAACGGTGTCTGGCGCCGTATCGAACCTTCATTCTGCCGTCTGTGATATGGAGAAGACAAAGAACATCGCACCACACGTGATGGCTTGCAAGAACTGCGAGGGTAAGGGGCGTGTTTTCTACACAGACCAGAGCGGAGCCCCTTCCTCCTCCCGTTGTCCTGTCTGCAAGGGCAGTGGCCGGGTAAAGGTACAGAGCAAGGTGATTACCCGTATCGAGCCTTTTATTCCGGGTGAGGACGATACCGAACTGATGACCATGTGATTTTGTTCACACTCTAAACAGAAAAAACGCCGCATCCGTTGTGATTGCGGCGTTTTTCTTTTTCCTGATATGCCAAATGCCTAATTTTGCAGTAAATAACTCTTATTTATGGCCAAAGGACGAGACAAGAACCTGATAGAACTTCGTGATGAAGCCCTGTGCCGCCGTTACTATTATTGGACGGAGGTGCAGCGTCTGCGCTTTGACGACGCCCTGAAAGTGTTGTCCCGGCAGGAATTTTTTATTTCCGAGGAGCGGATCATGTCAATCATCCGTCGCAAGTGCCGTGAGTTGAAGGATCTTGAACTGAAGCCCGTCCCGAAGGTTAAGAAACCCCGCCTGACAGCCGTCCAGCTTTCCCTGTTCACGGGGGAATGAACCTTCCCCTTACTGCATGGCCGACTCGTCATGCAGCGTGAAAGAATAAACCGTCTCGTACACCTTGATGTTTCCCGGCAGGGAATAATCCCGGTTCTTGACCCTGACCAGCGGTGTGCAGTCTTCCGTGCACTGGAACCCCTGCAAGGCCTTGTACAGTTCCTTTGCCTTCATCTGCCGTTCCCTTACTTTGTCATAGGTACCTGAAGTGTAGTGCGTGTCGTCGTAGCAGTCCACGGCCAGCCTTACGGTGACAAGCGACATGCTTTTCTGTACCCCGTATCCGAAGTCTTTCCAGTCCGATTCCGTATTCCCTATGAGTACGCAGGGGAAGGTGACCGGGTAATGTTCCTCTTCCGCTCCGGTTTCGAGCTGTCCGTAATCCTCGTCAATGTATGAGAGCTCCGGCATCTTTTGGGCGATGCGTTCCATGATTGCGATGAATATTTCTTCCATGTGTTTATAAGTTTAAAATGTTTCTGATTTCGTTTTCTGTTTTTTCCGTTATCCTGTCGGACAGTTCCCGGCTTTCTCCGATAAACTGGCGTTGTGGTATTTTTATCCGGAGCTTTTTCTTTTTGGTGAGCGCCAGTCTTTTCCATCTTAATGCCTCCGGGTTCTCCTGTGGTTCATTGTTTGCGGCAGAACCCTTCTTTTTGCCTTTTCTTTTGCCCGTGGCGGCTTTTTTAGCCTTGCCTGAAGCCTGGTAATACTTTGCCCATGCAAAACGC